TGGCAACTTTTGAGCGATAACATCTATTGTGATCTTGCTCGCGGGCTGGGAATCCTGTATACTATCACTGTGCTGGATCGTGATGATATACAAGACGCTGAATTAGTGGAGACCGAACAGGGCAATTTAGTCCAAGTTCAAGGTGGAAAATATATATTGAATTGGGGTAGTGATCTTGAGTTAAATACCCGTCTCCAACAAAGCAAACATCACATCGCGCAGCGCGAAGTAAAACAACAACTATATTGAGCAGAAATGACACAGATCACAGTTATCAAACGTAATGGCCGTAGAGAGCCACTGGCACTAGAAAAATGGCAGACCCAGATCGCCAAGGTATGCTCGGGTATAGCAGACGTAAGTCAAAGCATGGTAGAGATCAAAGCACAGATGCATTTCTACGATGGCATCACTACCAAAGAGATTGATGGTATCACACTCAGAGCCATTGTGGATCTAATTGATGTGGAATCAAATCCTGATGTGGGTCATACCAACTATCAATACGTGGCCGGCAAACAACGACTGAGCATGCTACGCAAAGATGTATATGGCAGTTACGATCCACCACACCTTTACGAAATCGTAAAGAAAAATGTTACAACTGGTCTTTATACTCCTGAACTGTTAGAGTGGTATTCAGAGGATGACTGGAACCGTATGCAGGACATGATCGATCACGACAAGGATGAGAGTCTCAGTTATGCTGCGATTGAGCAATTGATTGAAAAGTATCTAGTGAAAAATCGTGCTACTAAGGAAACTTATGAAACACCTCAAATTCGATACATGGTTGCAGCAGCTACCGTTTTCCACAAAGAAGAACCCAACACTGCAAGAATGCGATATATCAAAGAATACTATAATGCAGCAAGTGACGGATTATTCACTTTGGCCACTCCAGTACTTGCTGGCCTTGGCACTCCTACTAAGCAGTTTTCTAGTTGCGTTCTTATTCGTAGTGACGATGATCTTGATAGCATTTTTGCTAGTGGTGAGATGATGGCCAAGTATGCCAGCAAGCGAGCTGGCATTGGTCTTGAGATTGGAAGACTGCGTCCGTTGGGCAGTCCCATCCGTGGTGGTGAAATCATGCACACCGGCATGATACCTTTCTTGAAGAAGTGGTTCGGTGATCTACGTTCATGCTCACAAGGAGGTATCCGCAATGCAAGTGCTACTGTTTTTTATCCTATTTGGCATCATCAGTTTGATGATCTTATTGTGCTCAAGAACAATCAAGGCACAGAAGAAACCCGTGTGCGACACATGGACTATGGTGTGGTTCTATCCGCATTTTTCTGGCGGCGTTTCAAGAACAAGGAAAACATAACATTCTTTGACCCTAACGAGGTTCCTGATTTATATGAAGCATTTTATAAAGATACTGCACTGTTTGAAGAACTTTACTGCAAATATGAAAAGCAGAAAGGCCTGCGTAAGAAGACGATGGCTGCGGAGGAAGTTTTCAAGAGTGGTATTCTCAAAGAACGAACAGACACTGGACGTATATATCTAGTGTTCATTGACAATGTGATGAGCCAAGGACCGTTTGATCCGGAATATCACACCATCTACCAGAGTAACTTATGCTGTGAAATACTTTTGCCTACTCGTTCCTTTAAGCGGCTGGATGATCCTACTGGTCGTATCGCACTTTGCACGTTGGGAAGTCTCAACTGGGGAGCCTTCCGTAATCCAGAAGATATTCGTCGTGCTGCCCGCATTCTGCACCGCAGTCTCAATAACATTCTTGATTACCAAGACTTCTTATCCATCCAATCAAAACTGTCCAACGATGAGATCCGACCACTCGGCATCGGCATCACCAACCTCGCCTACTGGCACGCCAAGAGAGGTCTGCGTTACGGGGAGAAGGATGCTCTAGCCGAGATCAAAAGTTGGATGGAACACATGGCGTTCTATCTCACAGAAGCGTCAGTGGAACTGGCACAAGAGCGCGGGGCTTGCTTGGGCAGTGAACACACACGCTATGGCAAAGGAGTATTCCCTTGGGAACTCAGGGCCAAGGGAGTAAATGATCTTGCTGACTTCGCTCCGGAACTGGATTGGGAAACACTACGCACCAACATGAAACAACATGGTGTGCGTAATGCCACACAGATGGCAGTAGCACCAGTGGAATCCAGTAGTGTGGTGATCAATAGTACCAATGGCATTGAAATGCCCATGAGCTTGATCAGCGTAAAGGAAAGCAAGGCCGGTAGTTTTGTGCAAGTGGTTCCTGAATATCACAAATTAAAAAATAAATACCAGATGATGTGGGAGCAGAAGGATTGTGAAGGTTATCTCAAAACCGCAGCAGTGATTGCAGCCTATGTGGATCAGAGTATCTCAACCAATACATTCTACAATCCTGCACATTTCGTAGATCGCAAAGTTCCTACTACCTTGATTGCTAAAAATCTCATGCAATCACATGCGTGGGGATTAAAAACTTTCTATTACAGTTTGATCAACAAGCAAGGCAGCAAAGAGGTAGCCGAGGATGCACCACTCATGCCCATAGACTTTGATGATGCGGAAGACTGTGAAGCATGTAAACTTTAGGAGACAACAATGTCAGTAATACAAAAATTTGAATATACCTGGCCCAAAGGCGCCCCACAACTGCAATTCCTTGATTGGATTGCTACCTTGCCTCAAGCACAGCAAGATGAATTTGCACAAGCCAAGATCCGCCAAGAAGCCCATAGACAACCATTCATAGATGATGGAAGATTGTCTATAGTAGAAGAAGGATATGAATGGATAGATCAAGAGGCAGCAGATCTTGGCAAACCAACAGATTCTGTCTGGATAGGATATTGGAGCCGTTGGATAAATGAAACTGGTGTAAAATTTTCTATCAGTTATTTGTAATTAAATCATAGGGTAATTTTCAGCGTGTTCCCTCACCTATTAAAAATAAATGTCAAAACAACAATATAATCTAACCACACGAACCGATTATCTCAATCGCAAGATGTTTCTGGATCCTGAAGGTCCTGTAACTATCCAACGATTTGAAGAAGTCAAATACAACAAGATACAAAAGATAGAACAGACTGCTCGTGGTTTCTTTTGGGTACCCGAAGAGATCAGTCTCAGCAAGGATGCCACCGACTTCAAAGACGCGAGTGATGCCGTGAAACATATCTTTACATCAAACCTATTGCGTCAGACGGCATTGGATAGTCTGCAAGGGCGCGGCCCAGCACAGGTATTCACTCCATGTGTGAGCTTGCCTGAACTAGAAGCATTGATGTACAACTGGAGTTTCTTTGAGACCAACATCCACAGTCGTAGTTACAGCCATATCATCCGTAACATCTACAATGTGCCCAAGGATGTGTTCAACACCATCCATGACACTAAAGAGATTATTGATATGGCGTCGAGCGTGGGCGATTACTATGACAAACTACATGTGTTGAATTGCTTCAAAGAGATCAATCCAAAGACAGTAAGTGAAAAAAGTCACATAAAAGCCATATGGATGGCTCTGCATGCCAGCTATGCATTAGAGGCATTCCGTTTCATGGTATCATTTGCCACAAGCCTGGCCATGGTAGAGAACAAGATCTTTATTGGTAATGGTAACATCATCAGCTTGATCTTACAGGATGAATTGTTACACAAAGAATGGACGGCATTCATGATCAACCAAGTGATCAAAGAAGATCCACGCTTTGCAGAGGCCAAAGCTGAATGTGAAGCTGAAGTTTATCAGTTATACATGGATGTAATTCGAGAAGAAAAAACCTGGGCGGACTACTTGTTTAACCGAGGACCGGTGATTGGACTCAACGCCAACATTCTCAAAGACTTTGTGGATTACACAGCAGTGGGCGCACTCAAAGATATCGGTATCAAGTATCAATCACCTGCTCCAAGAAACACACCCATTCCTTGGTTCAACAAACATTCGGATACATCCAAGAAACAAACTGCACTGCAAGAGAACGAATCAACTAACTATGTTATCGGCGTGATGAGCGAAAGCCTTGACTACGATCAACTACCCAATCTGTAAGGAGAATACAATGAAAGCCATAGTCTGGAGCAAAGATAACTGTGCCTTCTGCGACCAAGCCAAAGCTCTATTAGAGCAAAGGAATATCGCATATGAAGAAAAGAAAATCGGGCACGGATACACCCGAGAAGACTTGTTGGAAGCAGTGCCCACAGCAAGAACAGTTCCACAGATTTTTGTGAACAACAATCACGTTGGCGGATTCACAGAACTGAGAAAATACATCGAAGAAACCGCCGGCGGATACGGAGATTAAATGCTAATAGACAAAGGCGTAAGCCCAAACGAAGTGGTCACATTCAAACTCACATCAGGTGAGGAACTAGTGGCCCGGCTAAATGAAGAAACACTCACTCACTACAAACTTTCAAAACCCATGGTGATCGCTATGGGCGCAAAAGGTCCCGGACTCATGCCCTATTTGTTCACAGTGGCACCGGACAAAGACATTGCTTTGAGCAAATCTACTGTGACCGTGGCAGTGGCCAGCGATAAAGCATTTGCTGACCAATACATGCAAAGCACTACCAATATACAATTGATCTGACATTTTACTCCCATAAATAAAGTATGGGACATAGATTTGTGATCATGCAGGGCGACCAGCTGGTTGAGTATGATCAGTACGAAGATATCCCCAACGATTTTGATCATGTGATAGAATTCCTTCCTGAGATACCTCCTGAGCCACATTCTCGAGAGCAGCACGAAGAGATTGATTCCTGGCATGATAAATTTTTACGACTTATGAGGATTGAAAATGCCAGCAGCAGCAAGACAAGGTGATGCAGGAGTTCCGCACTGTAGCCCATATAACATAGCCGCGGGCAGTCCTACGGTTTTTATTGACGGTAGACCAGCAGCTAGAAAAGGTGATCCGGTGAGCATGCACCTCAAGCCTGGTGCACCACTTTGCAACCCACATGCACCTGCTATAGCAGGGGGCAGTCGTTCAGTTTTTGTCAATGGCAGACCATTGGCCAGGATAGGCGATGCAGTTAGTGGTTGTACCAGTATCGCTCAAGGCAGCGGCACAGTGATCTCAGCATAAAATGACTGTAGGACTATTAACTCCTTTGCAGATGATTGCCGGTGCCACACTGAGCAATAATACCGGAGTGGCTATAGCTAATACCTGGACTGCGGCAGATACCGCATACTATAGCACTTCTCTGATTTCAACATATTTTACTGCTGTGAATGCGGCTTACTCTAATGTGTCGGCCAACATTTCTGCAAATACATTGAGTTATATGGTTACATTTTGCACAGGAACTGTGCCCGCGTTAGCCGATAATACTCCCGCAGCCTACTCTAATTTAGGGACCAATGCCTTATCGGGGTTCACCGGCATAATCAACTCACAGGGAAATGAAGACCTCGGCAATGGTAGCACCACAGTTTTTGCTCAAGTGTTTCCCGCTGCACAATCATATGTGGTCGCCACTAATGATTATATCAATAGCAGTATCAACAGCCAGACTTATCTAGGATCAACATTTACCACTATGAATAGTTTGATCACCGGCAGTCTAACTGATGTAACATTGGCTATGGCAACATTTGGTGCCGATCTCACAGCATTAGGGAATCTAATTGATCTCGACAACCTAGGTAATTTTGGTTCACCGGCGGCACTATTACGTCAATTGTCCACGCTGACCAGTGTCGCTCCGGGAATCCGATCTGCATTGATTCAGGCAGGGCTCACAGATGATAACATTTCACAGCTCACAGATTCTAGTGTAAATGTGAGTGATAGCTATCAGCGTCTAGCATATCTGGGCATGAAGAATGTCACTGGCACAGATCTAACACAAGTGTTGGCCGTATTCGGAGTAACCACACCTTATATCAAGACCATGGCCGATCTGTTGAATCCAGCGAAGATATTCCCAAACAGTTATCCCAGCCTCACAGTGAGAACATACAATCAAAACATCACATCTGTGCTGCGAGCCATCTATGACAACAACCAGGCCACTGTGAATTCTAAGTTGTTGTTGTATCTTCCACAGTTTGTTTTGACACAAGGCAATCTCACAACCATACCATATCAGAGACTGGCAAGAATCGTACCGTCGGATCAAGCCCTGGCATCCAAGGCCATTCAAGTCAGTCTACAACAAATTAAAAATATCGGTAGTCTCACCTTGCCGCAACTGGCCACGGCGTTTAGCAATATGGAGACCACTAGAGATCTTCCTGCTATATCTGCGTTACAACAAGCTGTGCCTGCATCAGTGGCAGCATTCTATGCCGCGGATTATGCCACCGGCACTGGTCCTAATGGCACATTAGTGCTGACAGATCTCTTAGGAGCAGCAGTTGGGATACCTTATACAAGTGATCTTACCAATGTGACCACTACAATCAATTCAATGAATACAGCAGGTATTCTTGGTACATTGATTGTGACCTATAACAGGATGACAGCCACGGTGAATGGTGTCTACAATGTAGGGAATGTTGGAAATGTAGTTATTCCTCCTGGACCTGGTGCCGGAACATACAGTAATAGAGATGCGGCGTTAAATGCATTGATCAGTAATGCTGCGTCGGAAGTATCTGGAATCCAAAGTACATATCCTACACAAAGTGCTAATCTCAATACTAATTTTACAGACATGGCTGCAAGCCTAAGTCTTGAGAGAACCAATCTGTCATTGGCTACCATTGACATCGGCACTTTGCCGACTACAGGTCGTGGGCCAATTCTGGGATTGGTACAAAACTTACCTAACTATGGTCTTAATACTGAAGAGAATGGACCTAGCCAATTCCTTGAAACTGTGGCCGACCTCAACACACAAGGCGGGCAAGCTATCGTAGCATGTCTCAGAGAAGGGCGTAATGCTGCGTTCCTTAATGCCGTGAACATAGGGTTGGATACATCTATCCCGGTTGCACCAACTGAGATTCCGCCACAGGCAAATCTAATTCCTTCTACCTATTCAGAGGCAGAAGCAGCCAATTTGGTCGTAAAATAGCAAGGATATCAGTATTATCGCTAAGTAATGTTGTGCCACAAGCACACCTAACAATTTTTAAAAAGGAAAACTTCATGAAGAAATATGCTTTACTCCTGGCCCTGGCATTGGCCACCGGTGCTGTCTCAGCACAAACCGCTCCCCAAGTCAGCGTCTACGGCAAAGTGCGTGAATATCAAGAATCATACACAGCTGGCACCGCTAGTGCTCTTACACGTTTGACCAATGACTCAAGCCGTTTGGGTGTCAAAGCCTCTGCTGATGTTGGCGATGGCATCACGGCTGCTGCTGTTATCGAAACTGGCGTGGCAATGGATGCACCAAGTGCTACCACTTTGGGCGATCGCACCGCCATCTTTAGCCTGAGCAACAGTTTAGGATCTTTGGGTATGGGCCGCGACAAGCACTCAGTGACTCGTGTGTTAGACAACTATGACGCATTTGACAATGCTTATGGTACCATCGCAACCACAATTCACTCTGCACAAGGCAGCCGTTTGCAAAATGGTTTGTTTGTGAACACAGCAAGTATCGCTGGATTCACCGGGCAATATGTGATGGCCAACAGCGAAACTGCTGGAACCACTAATGTTCAAACTGGTAGCATCGGTTACACCTTTGGGCCTTTGTCTGCTACAGTGGCTCGTTATGACGACAGCAGCACCAGTCTCAGCACCATCGTTGGTGTGAAATACAAACTGGCTTCTACTGGAACTACAGTGTTCGGAATGTATAGCGATGACAAAGTATCCAATGTAAGCACCACAGGTTCTAGCGTTGGTATTAGCCAGGCCGTGAGCGACCGTGTTAGTGTGCAAGGTACATACGGTCAGACCAACACTAATGTAACTGGTCGTGGCTTGGGTGTAACATATGCAATGAACAAAGCATTGAGTTTCCATGGTCGTTGGAGTTACCTCGACGCTGCTACTGATGTAAACCAATACGGTGTGGGCGTAGAATTCAACTTCTAAGTTGCCAACTGTAGTTTGCAACAGATAGTTGCAAAAAAACAACAAAAACCCTGCCCAGAGCAGGGTTTTTTTGTGGGGTTGACCGGTATTGCCCGAACTGCTATAATATGGGCATAGACAGCAACAAGAGGCACAAGATGTTTTTATTGGGTTTGCTAGTTGGGATTGTAGTTGGTGCCTATCTGGCCCTTGTTGTAATCGTACACACTCACTATTTGGGGTAATCAAAAATGAGCAAGATGTCAGATCTGTACATGGAAGTCGAACTGATGTTGGCAGAGGGCGAAAACCCTGTTCGCATCGCTCGTCGCTTGGGCATCCCCTTGAGCATGGTTTATGATGTGCTGGAAAGCATGCCAGCAGAAGACGAAATCGCAACTGAAATTGGTGAAATCGGTTGACCCGTATTGCTCAAACTGCTATAATACACACATAGACAGCAACAAACAGGAGTTCCAAATGCAAGTTACCATTAACGTCCCCAAAAATGTCATCAACAACATCAAACGATCTGCTGAGATTTACGCTGGTGTGACCCCTACTGATGCTCAAATCAAAGAATTCTTGCAATGGCATGTGCTGGGCATCTACACTGACTTCCACGGCGAAGACCTGGAACACATTACAGCTGAAAATTTCAACTGAACTACATCGCAGTAAGGAGAATCCGATGCAAATCGCAAAAGTTCAAGTTGGTGAGCAAGAACGCAAATACAGCAAGACTCGTATCTATGTTCACCCGCAAGGCGAGACGCTGTTGGCGAATCTGTCCAACCGCAACACTCGTCCGCACACCGTCTACCGCAAAGAAGTGCTGCCCAAACTGTTCACGCAGTTGGGGTGGAATCCGGATACCAAAGTCAAGTGGAGCCAATATGCTGGTTGCTCTTGCCCTTGCTCGCCTGGGTTTGTGGTAGACAATGTTTACGGTCGCAACATCTGGGTTGATGTGGTTGACCAGTAACCGTTTTTCGTTTACAATACATTTCATTCGTTAACTTTCTAGGAGGCTTTATGCTTTTTACTTTCGCTGGTACTTCCGTTCTCAAAGGTGATGTCAAGGTTCGTTTCGCTAACTCTGACGCTCGTGCTAAACAATTGGCTAAACTGGGCGACACCAACATCAATATTGTCGAACTGCCCACTGGCATGGATAAGGCAGGTGCTGTGGCGTATCTGTTGACTCTGCCTGCTTTCGCCGATGTGCAGGATGCACTCCGCGCAGAGGTGGCTCCCAAAGCCAAAGCCAAGCCCGCTCGCACTTTGAAGGTGCGTGTGTCTAAAGTCAAGGCTGTGAAGTCTAAGGCTCGTGCGGTGAAAGCACCTGCGAAAGCACCCGTGATAGTCACCGAAGCAGAAGTGGATGCTTTGATGATGGCTGTTTACGGTACTAAGTAAATGGCAGGGCGGGTCACACACCCGCCTGTTCATTTATGTTTGTTCGTAACGACATCGTATTAGCAGTTCGAGAAATGCTGGACAGGCATTTTACTCCTTCTGACATAGCAGCAAAACTCAACATCAGCATTGAACTAGTGCAACGATCACTAGATATCATCAACAACTTACTCACATAAGCATCATGGCAGGCTGGGCAGCAATCAAACAGATCCGTGAGCTCGAGGACCGAGCTCACACACTGGGCATGAAGTTTGCCCCTTACAGGCATGATGATTATAAAGCGGACCATGTGGCATTGGTGCCTTGTTATCCAGACTCATTGCCCATCTACACTCGTGATGCTATTTTGTTTGCCGGTTCACTTGAAGGCGCCGATCAGTTTATGCAAGGTATTGTGTGGGCAAGACATTACGATCGCATGGTTGTTGATCGAAACATTGACGCCAAGCGAGGCCGCAAAGAACAAGACGAGCGTAATCGCCAGTTATTGAAAACATTGAAAGATGGCGTAGTGACAAACAAGGACGATGAATAATGGGACTGGACATGTATGCGTATGTGGCTGCCAAGGCTGGTGCTCAGGCAGATTATGATGAAGGAATGGCGTGGGACAAAGAAAAAGGTGCAATGGTAAATCCCAGTGTAACCGAGCCACGCGAGATCGCTTACTGGCGTAAGCATCCTAACCTGCATGGCTGGATGCAGCGACTGTGGGTCCGCAAAAACAACGAACGCCTGGGCCCTCGTGACAAATCTGGGTGGTGGACTGACCCAGACCGTGCAGGTGAGTTTAACGGTGTTGAACTGGAACTCACATGGGATGACCTTGAACAGTTGGAACAGGATATCCGCGACAAGAATCTGCCTAACACCTCAGGATTCTTTTTCGGCAACGATGCTGACGATCATTATCGCGAACACGATTTGAAATTCGTGCGTGAAGCCAAGGCCGAAGCGTTCTTGGGTCTTAAAGTTTTCTACAATTCAAGCTGGTAAGAAATGCATTCATTGTTCCCAGATCCCAAATATTATGGCGGAATGCATCACATGCTAAACACTGGCGATACTTGGGAACAGTGGGAACAGTATATCAACTATGGGCACATTGCAGAGTATCCTGTACATGATATTGAAAGATATGCTCCGGCATTCTTGCCTAACATAGATCGTATTAAAGGTCGTAAGGTGCTCGATCTCGGAGTCAACTTGGGATATACTTGTATATTTGCAAGTCATTTTGGTGCTCAAAGTGTTGTAGGACTTGAGATACGAAATCATTGGTTAGAAGTTGGTCGCCAAGTGGTTGATCAGTATCCAACAAAAAACATTGTGTTGGGCCAATGCGATGTGAATGATTTGGAATTTTTAAAACAATTTTGTGATCAATCTCAAGTGGTTATTGCACTAGGATTATTTTATCATCTTGCAAATCATCATGCATTTTTAGAACTGATTTGTTCAACCCCCACAGTAGACACATTGATTCTAGAAACTATTTTGCCTAACAATAAACAGACTATGGATATTGCCTGGCATCTTGAACCAGTTGATGACCCGCTTAATGGGTTTGCAAATAACAAACAAGTATTAGTTGGTGCTCCTAATATTAACTGGATCAACGTCGCTCTAGACGGGTTAGGATGGCAGGCAATTAAAATTGATATAACCTCTGACCAGTATTGGAAACCGCCGAGAGCATGTGTAACTGCAACAAGGAAGAATTTAAATGATAAACTATAATAGCAAAAAGTTTCAAGCACTAACAATTTTCTACAACAGTTCATGGTAAAAAAAATCTATTACGAAAAGGTCGGCAGGAAATATGTTCCTGTGGCCGAATACGATAGCGACTTGACAGATAGTTTCGGCAAAGGCAGCCATCTTGTGATATGCTATCCAGGTGGGCAGAGTCGCAGATACAACATCGATCCTGACTATGCAGCACTTATTGCGGCTGCTCGTGTGGCCGAAGACGCTATGATTCAAGCCATGAGCAAGGCCAGTGAACTGCGACCGGCAACAACCCCGATCACACCTGCACAACAACGAGCATGGAAGAAGTTAGCCAAAGAGTTTGGCACTGAACTATGCACATTGAATGGAGCCAGTTCCTGGGAGATCGCCCAGGCAGGCTTGAAGGCATTGGAGCAAGAAGCCGCCCAACTACTGACCAATGAGGCAGTGAAAGCAGCCTACGACCAGTTCCTGTTTGTGTGTGCATTGACCAAGCAACAACGGAAGTAAATAATGACAAATGAATTCACATACGACATTGATGATCCACGCTATGAGGGCACCATGTCGTCTGGCTGGATAACGGAACTGGCTGAATCCGACAGTCGCATACACAAGGAAAAGGTAATCGAAAAAGCCTTGATGGCCGCAAAACTTGGCAGTGCCGATGCACAGGCTTTTTTGTTCAACTGCTATCAAGCCTACAATCCTTTTTATACCTTCCATGTGAAGCAACTGCCCGAAACCGTTGGACTTACAGGGCGAGCCAATCCGTGGCCACGATTCTGGGGCCTGTTAGAAGGTCTACGCACACGGTCCAGCACCGGGCACACAGCCAGAGACATGATCAAGAGCATCAGCGAAGAGTTTGACAGCGACGAGTGGAACTTGGTATGTGTGCCAGTGATCCGCAAAGACCTGCGCTGTGGCATCACAGACAAGACACTAAACAAGGTGTTGGGCCGAACACAATATCGCATCCCAGTGTTCTCATGCCAGTTGGCACAGGACTCAACTGATCGTCCGGCCAAGATGAAAGGCATCAAACGCCTGGAAGTCAAACTGGATGGCGTGCGTGTGTTGGCAGTGGTCAATCCTCACCAGGTAACCTTGTATAGCCGCAATGGCAAAGAGTTTGCAAACTTTCCACAGATCGCAGATGCTTTAGGCAAGGTCGGCATGGGACCGGGTAAGGTGGTCTTGGATGGTGAGATCGTGGGAGAAAGTTTCCAGAAACTCATGCGTCAAGCACATCGCAAAAATGATGCCCAAACTGCGGGCATGGTATATCATGTGTTTGACATGATCCCGTTGGATAACTTCAAAGAAGGTCATTGTAATACCCGCCAACACCGACGCTTGGAGTGGGTGGAGAACCTGCGAGCCAGGTTTGACAAGACTGATTGTTTGCGTGTGATGTCAGGGCATGATGTGGATCTGGACACGGCCGAAGGTCATGATCAGATGAATCGCTATGCTCAAGACGCTGTAAAGGCGGGATTCGAAGGCATCATGATCAAGAATCTGGATGCACCTTACGAGTGCAAGCGGTCAGACTTTTGGATGAAATGGAAGCCCACCATAACAGTTGATCTCAATATCGTGGGGTTTGAACAAGGAACTGGTCGCAATGCGGACCGCTTGGGTGCTATAATCTGTGAAGGAGTAGACAATGAACGAAACATCAGAGTCAATGTTGGTAGCGGTTTTAGCGACGATGATCGCCAGCGGTATTGGGATTCACGCGATACATTGCTTGACAATGTGGTTGAAGTCGAAGCTGACGCAGTTACGCAAAACCAAGACGGAACCTACAGCCTCCGGTTCCCAAGATTTGTGAGATTCCGTGGATTTGAAGCAGGAGATAAACTATGACATATAAAACTGTAACTGTAGATGCCGAAGTTGACATGTCAGACTTTGACACCGATGATCTCATTGAAGAGTTAGAAAGCCGCGGGAAATGGCCCGGATCAAGCGACATTAGATTTGATTCAACAGAATTGCTGGAAACAATCTGGAAGAAGCGTCGACTGGGCAACCACGATTACCAAACAGAACTGGACCAGTTGATCTATGCTGTATTGGGCAAGGTGATATGACATACTTGCTATGGCTCGTGGCCCTGACAGGATGGGGCTGGTTGGTGTTGGGCAATCACATGACCGCACGAGACCGCCGTAAAGAAATCTGTTCAACTGGCAATCACAGATATACCAAACCAATCACATGGTTGGCCATGAATGGAACTGATAGCGTGACTGGAACACATTGTAGGGATTGCGGTCATTGGAAAACACGATGATCAATCTCGACTTCAGCATTGCCAATCCATGGCGAACCGATAAGATTTGGGATATCCTGTGGAGCAAATCAAGATTGATCACCCAGAACAAGGCCTGGGAGTTCAACGGATACCGCACGGGCCGTGTGATCAATCTAGAGTTTGAATGGACACTACAAGGTGACCATGCAGGTGCTAGAATCATGTTGGGTGTATTTGGATACGAAGTGGAACTAGCCTTCTACGACACACGGCATTGGGATTATGATCTAGCCACTTGGAAATGTTATCAATGAACTCATTGATCGAACGCATGGCCAGTGAAGCCGGACTCAAATACTCACCCGAGCAAACAGAAGCAGTGGAACGGCTGGTTCGCATCGCTGCTGCTTTCTGTATTGATCAGTGCGGCGGTCGAGGTGTATGTGTGGGATCCACCTTGGTCAAGAACAAGATCCTCACAGCATTTGATATGAACCGACCCCCAGAAAGAACTTTTTAAGGAGAAAACTATGGCAACAGCAAAGACAGTGAATAAACTTGGAGACAAGTTGGTCAAAGTGAATGAGAACTTCTCAATCAACATGTATGACAATGGCTTCATGGTAGAAGCCGGCGGTCGCAACAAAAAAGGCGACTATGTGAATGCCAAGATCATGTGCAGCAATGTGGATGAGGTGTTGAGCCTTGTGCGCGAAGCATGTGAAATGGATCGCGATTCCTAATGCAAGTGATGTGCGACTGTGGCAGGACATTGAATCCTGAAGGCAGGTGTGATGCCAGCCACGCACTCTCGGAAGAGCAATATGCTGAGATGCTGGAACGCCGCCGGCAGATAGACTTGGCACAATATCGCAAGCAGGCCATGGCTCAATGGTTTGAGGATGGCAGTTGCA